TCTTTGATTTCGCCTGTGTCTGCGTTATAAACAAGTTTATTTCTATACTTGTTCATGACATCGGCAAGATACTGTTCTGCCTTTGCCTTTGGTAAGTTACCTACATCGATATAGAAGATTCTTCTTTCTGGTGCTCTAGATATTCTGTAGATCACCAGTGCATCTTCCATCATTGATAACTGATTTGCAGTCTTCAATGCTTTGTGTAGATAACCTATGACTACATTCTTAGTGTAGTCTAACATACCAGAAGTTGTATAACTAATAGCTTCTGGTGCTATCTTGGCAGATTGTCCTTCATTGGCACTGCCTTTTAAAAATCCTTTATCGTTAAAAACATAGAACTCTTCTATCTTTTTAATTATGTCTATTTTTGTTTTTGGGTCTTTGTCTTTCTCGACATTTCTGACCTTTTTAATTTTCATCGGGTCGATATTTCTTAAATCGACCAAGCCCTGTTGTGGTCTTTTACTATCTACAATCTTATGAAAGTAGATTCTGCCATCAACATACCATTTTCTGAATAGTTCGTGTGCGTTTTGATGAAACTTCATCAAAGAAAGGATAGTTTTGAACTCGTCATGAATTTTGCCTTTGATGGCATCTGACAGTTCGATGTCTTCTAAATCAAGTGAGACAATTCTATCCTTGGTATCTGAAACTATACATTCATTTACTATATCATCGATAGCAATATCACACTCAGGTACTAAAGATGTCTCACGGTATCTTTGAATGAGTTGAACTTCATTCTTGATACCGCCTTCCATATCAACATAGGAACCATACGCTCCACCTGATATGAAACCACCTGGCGATTGTTGTATGACGGGAGTTCCGTCATCTTCGACAGGTGGCACAAAAGAAGTCGCTGACTTCTTTTGCACATCTTTTACTCGTAATTCATCCTTTTTACGAGTTATTTCAAACCCAAAAATTTCCATAATAATATTTATAACACCCTAAATGGGGTGTTATTCACTAATTTAAAGGACTCTGTTCCAGTGTGAGTATTGGAATTCAACATCAAATGTCTCCAATGCATCGACTGTCTCATAAGATAAGTCAATTGCACCTATAGAGGTTGGAAACATGTTAAAGAATTCGTATCTCGCAAGAACTGAGTCGTCTTTATTTAATTGTTCGACAAATGCTCTGTCTACTAAGTAGTCTAATGATGTGATACCCTCTCCAGAATCTAGTTCTTGGATATCAGTTTGCCATGCCTCTAGAGCACTTCTACTTGAAAATTCTACATCATTAATAATTGTCACTGTCCAAGGTTCAAATGTTCTATCTCCTGCGAGTTTTAGAACATGACCTCTAAACTGTTGTTCAACTAGTCCTATCTGAGCAGCTGGTATTTGCGCTGACTGACATAAGAATTCAATCTTGTTGCCAGACCTTGGTATAAAAACTCTGAAACGGTTTGCTCTTGGGCCACCGCCGAGTAATTGTGCTTTAAATTGGTCTATACTTGCCATTGTGCTTTACTCCTTAAACTGCTCCGTATATTTCTTCGAACTCAACGCCACTTCTAGTTGCGACAAAGTTCAGTGTTATAAAGTTAATAGATTTTGAAGGTTTCACAAAGATAGAACATACAAATTCATTTCTATCTATGACTGAATCAGTGTTGTTTGTTTCGTCACAAACTACTGAGAAGTCTATTAAACCTCTTCTGTTCTTAACATCTCTTAGGAAAGGTTCTACAGCAGCTCTAAATTGCGCTCTTGTGAATGCATCGTTGTATTCAAAGAGTTGTGCTTTAGAAGCTGTTGATACTGCTTTCTCTAGAACTATGAACAATCTTCTTACATTGATTCTATCGAACGCACTTGGTGAAGTTAATCCTGTTTTGTCACCAAATAATACGGTGCCTTGACCTGGGAAAGTCACTATAGGATTAATTCTTGCACGATATAGGTCATCTCTACTTGCTTTCTTAGGGTTAAAAGCGAGTTTAGTAATACCTAGGTATTGACCTCTACTGAAACCAGCAGGTGAGAACCATGGGTCTTGAAGTAAATCACTTCTCGCCATGATACCAGCTGTGTGTGCGTTTCCTGGAATATAACAATATTTGTCATTGTATTTTTCGTATTGATATACCCAACCACTATCAATCACTAAGTATGAACTTGATGTGACTGATGCGAAATCGGCTATAACATTACTTGATTGTGTTGATTCAGATGCAACACCAACTACTGATGCTCTTCGTGGTGATGCGACTACTATCATATCTTTTCTTGATTCTGCAATAACAACTGCATTGTTAATTATAGTATTATGATCTGCTAGTAAGTCTTGTTCTGTTCCTGAACCGTTATCTGTTCTTGTTGAACCTACTATCAAGAATGAAGCGTCAAACAATTCGTTATCTTTGAAATGTTTTTCCCAAGCAGCTATTTTTTGTGATGCTGTTGGTTGTCTTCCGTTCTGCCCACCTGATAGTGAACTGTTCTCTGGTAATGCAGGTCTACTAAATGCTGAACTAACTGCTTGTGCTAATGTTCTTGTCTCACTTGTAGATGAGAGCATTGCAGTAGAATGACCTGACCAGTAAATATAATTTGATTCTCTTTCGATTACATCTTTATAGTAATTACTATTACCTATACTGTCTTTAGCGTCTGAAGCTAAGGATACGAAACCAAATGTTTCTAAAACTTCGTTTTTAGTTCCTGTAATAAGTCCATCTTCGTCTACAACAACTATATGAATTTCGTCATTAGCTGCTCCGACCGCTGAAGCGCCTGCTGAAGTTCCTGGTGCCTTATCAAATAAATCAAAGAACTCCCATCTCCTATCAACTTGTTCGTTATCAACAACTGCTGATGTTAAACCAGTACCTGCTGGTTGACCTAATGCAGTAATTGTTAATGTATTAGTTGATATAGCATCTACTCTATAAAAAGTATCATGGTTTTGGAACTTAATGATGTCTCTAACATTGTAAGCGTTTCCTGCATCAACTACAACTGTTGTTGAACCAGCTGCGTGACCAGAACCACTGTTAATTAGATTTACAGCATCATTAAAGTAAGCGTTTGAAGATGCACATACTGAAACTTTAAGTGAGTTTCCTAATGCGCCAGCATATCTTGATACAAACTTACCAACTGTGCCTGCTTGGCCACCTGATTTGAATGTATTGACATAATCATCTGCGTTTTTTAGTAAAGTTGAAGAGTTACCGCTTGCGTTTGCCGAGAATAAGTTAGTTGTAGCTATTCTTACTACACTTAAACTTGAACCATATCTCAAAAATGATTCTGCTGAATAGAAGTCTTCTGCACCAGCGTCTGTATTAGCTGGTTGGTAAAACTCATCAACTAGCCCTTGACCGTCTGAAACTGTTTTTACTTCATCAACAGGTCCCCATTGAAATACACCAGCAAATGCGCCTCGTGTAGAGGAAACTGCTGGAACAACATTCGATAAGTCAATCTCCTTGACCTGAACGCCTGGTGAAACTTGAAATGCCATGTTTTTCTCCTGTTAATGTAAAATTGTTTACACTTTTATTTATATTATTATTTAGTCTAACAGTGATTTAGAGAACCATCTATCTCCGTCTTTATCGACAAATGAACCATCGTCTTGTTGTTGACCAAATATACCTGCTGGTAACATATCGTCTTCGATCATCTTTTGTTGTTCTGCATACAACAAATCTTTAACAGCAGTGTCCGTTAAGTTTGTAAAAAAGTCTGTTGTCACAAACCATGCAAATAATACACAATTCATTACCATATCGTCATGATAACCTCTATCGGCTTCAAACGAGTTATTCTTATTTACAAAAGTCATCATTTCAGTAATAGTAGGCCTGTCTACTACAGACATTCTATTTTCTTCCATAAGTTCTTTTAATGTTGAACAACCAACTCTTTTTATCTTTCTACTCATTGTTATACCGATATCTGTTGCTTTTGTCATACCTTGCACGAAAACATTTGGATATTCGATATCATAATGTAGTTGTGTTGCGACCATAGAACCCTCTGCATTGTTTTCAATTATTACTAATGAATCATTATATGGTCTACAATACTTATTTATTAAATCTGGAAAGAGCATAGGTGATATCATGTTGTCTCTAAATGTGCAAACCTGTTTAAAAGGTTTTGAAGTCACATCGAAGATACTAAAAGTAGAATAGTCTATACCTCTCCCTTGTGATACATCGACCGTGGTGATGTAAGTATGACCTGCAATAGGTCTTTCGTATACAGAAACATTGTCTTTACGCCAGTCTGGGTCTATCGCCCTTAAACCTAATAGTGTATCTGCATTGATTAGAGTATTACCAGTTCCTAAGAAACTATTACCATACTCTTGTTCAAATTGTGCCTCTGATGTATTCGCAATGGTCATCTTCTTCCATTCTTCATCACGACCTGGCACATCAAACCAGTTTATTAAGAAACTCTTATACTCTGAATTACCATGCACTGCGCTTTCATATATCTTATGAAACATATTACCAACACCATTTGCAGTAGATGTAATGATAACTTTAGAGTCTTTACCTGATGTGATTACAGGATATGTTGCAGTATAGAATGTTTCTGCATCTTCTACGAATGCAAACTCATCAAGATATAACATGTTGATTGACATACCACGAATCGAACTTGATGATGTAGCGGCCGCCACTAATTTACTATCGTTACCAAACTCTATATTACCTTTGTTTAATATCTTTACGCCTGGTTGTAAAAAGAATGGCACTGTCTCTAACATAGTCACAATACGAGATACCATCTCTCTTGCAATCGCACCTTTGTTTGCAAGTATAGCGACTGTCACTTCTGGTGTAAATAACAAATACCATAGTAGATATGCACAAGATGTTATTGATTTACCAGACTGACGAGCGGCTAAAACAACACTAAATCTATTATCATTAAAATGATTGATTAGATTCTCTTGATAACCACGAAGATGAAAAGGCACAAGTCCTTCATCAAGAGATATAATCTGAGTATACTTCTCTATGAAATGTGTAGGGTCTTGTGAACACTTCTGATACTCTTCGATTTCGTCTTTAGTATACTTTGTTTCTACACCTGCTCTTTTAATCAGGTTATTACCAAGATATCCTTCGTTTTTAGGTTGAACCATTACTTATTCTTTTTGAGAAACTTTTGTAATTCAGATGTCGAACCAACATATAAATGATTATGTTGTGTGCCTACTTTTTGTTCTTCATCTTCTAACTTCTTCAATTTTTGTTGTAAGTCAATAAGTTTCTCTGCCGTTTCTCCTACAGTTTTAATTAATTGACCTGCGACCTCATAGGCTCTAGGGTGTTCTGTTTCTTTTGATAATTGCAATATGCCATCGATTGCATCTTGACCTCTCTCTACTAGACCATAGAGATTCTCTCTTGCATATCTATAATCAGTTTCAATATTCTCTGATCTTTCAGGAAGTTTTACAACTTCCGTTTTCTTTTTTATATCAGATTCGATATTTAATATGTCATCTAACTGTTGATCTATTTCTTTTGTCATAATTAACTTGCATCTTCGGTCTGATTCTCACTAAATGTATCGTCAGTTCCGTCATCATAAAAAGTCACATTCTCTGCAACTACAAACGAGTCTGTTGGGTCAACAGAACCTACAAACTTCAATGTAGTATTTGCAGGTATTGTTATTGCACTACTTACAACAATAGACAATTTATTACTAGCGATACTAGAAACAGTCGGATTAGTTGTTAAGTTTGTTCCGAATACTTCATTGCCTACTGCTATCTTACTATTTATTGCAGTATCAAAAGTGACTGTGGTGTTGTTAGATACTGCATTTGCAACCTCACCAAATGCAGGTTCGTAATGTTTGACTTCTTTTACAAGACCTGCACTATTAATTTGTGAAGTAGTAAACCCTGTGTCTGTAGAAAATTTACCTGATGGTATATAAGTTCTTTCAATAACATTCTTAATTAGTTTACCTGTGTAGATAGGTCCGAAGAAGTATGTTTTCATCTGGAAATCAAGAGTGTATTCTATAATTCTTCTATCTTCAAAACTTCCTTCATATTCATCTGAAAAAGATACACCATTTAATACTACAGGCACATCTCTGTTATCAGGTATACCATCAACCATTTTCATTGTGACTGTATATTCTGGCTGAAAATATGGTAATATTTGTTCTACTATTTGTAATGCCTCATTCATGTTCTTTGCAAGAATAGACAATGTGAAGTTTAAATTATAAGGTGCAGGTGCGTATTGAAATCCTCTTTTACCATCTGATTCGTATTGATTTTTGATTGATCTGATTAATTTATTCTGTTGTCTCTGTGCATCATATTCAAAACCTGTAAGTTCAAATGCCATACGAGGCAATGTAATCGCACTTCTATTTCTATCTGATAAATTAGGTTCTTCTGCAAGTCTATCTAAAAACTTTTGTTTAGGGCCGTAAGATATAGGGACTCTGAATTGAGACACCACGGTGCCGTCAGATTTAATCTTTTTAACATCTATATTATTAAACAATGTGCCAAAAACAGATACACATCTTTTAATTGTTTCGTTATAAAAATGGGTTCCAAACATTATGGTTCTCCAAACGGATTCACTTCACTGAGGTCAAGATAATTAGAATCTTGGTCTTCGAAGTCTTTATTCTGAGCAGCTGCATCATTACTGAACACCATTCTATCATCAATAGAATTAATAGTATATTGTGCAGTTGATGTAGCACCGACTAACACATCTGTAGTCGCAAGTGTAGTTGTGACATCTTTAATTGTTAGTTTACTTGTTATATTATTCCATGCAACTACTTCACCAACTACAGTGCCACCTTTCGTTATGTTTTCATTTACGACATAGTTTTGACCATTACCACTAGTCATTGTCATAACAGTTGTATATGCCTGTTCATCTTCGATAAGATCGATATCACCGATACCAGTGTCAAAGTCTTCTTGACTATATTCAAAGAGTTCACATCTTAGTTTGAATACAAATAGTTTACCTACTTGATAGAATGGGTCTTCGTGTTCTACAAATTTGATTTCAAACATTGAACCTGATAAAGGAAAATATATTAAGTCTCCTTCGTTTGGTCTGAATGAAGTTGCAAGATTGTCATCTAAAGATACAAATCTTTCCCATGTTCTTAGAGATATGATGAATGTCGCTTGGTCTCTGATTTGAACACCAAACTTAGACATGAGATCACCCTCGCCCTCAAATCCGTCTGTATTTTCAATATACATTTCGACCTGATAAGAATCACCGAATCTAGATTGCACATCTTCATTTAAGATTGAATCTTCTTCTATAATTTCTCTTGGCAGGTAAAAGACATTATGCCCATACATGCGTAGGGCTTCAACAACTAAATCTTCGTATAGGTGTTGTTCTGTCTGGACTGCATGATTAAAAAATACATTTGTTGGCATATCATTATCCTATCATGTCCATAGGCAACATGTCATGATTAAGTCTCGCTTCCTCTTCTAGTCTTGTTATTTCTTCTTGTGCTTCTTGTTTTAATTGTTGACCATCGAGTGTCACACCGCCAGGCAATGTGATACCTTGGAATTTAGATAGATTTTCTCCCCATTGATATTTAACTTTTGCAGTTGCATATTTCTTCAACCACATGTCATTGTAAATATCTGTGAAATCATTTGGGTCTAACTTTCTATAACACTCTATAATTATGAACTCGTTATTGTTTATACTATCTACATCCATATCTAAGTATAATCTATTTTGATGTTGATTGAATCTGATAGGTTGTCGACCAACTAATATGTTATCTAGTAGTCTGATATGTTGTTGCACCATCTCATAATACAATACATTTGTTGCAGTCAAATCATATAAGTCATTTAATCTCAATTGATATCGTAAGTCAAACATATTGAGATTATGTTTGTCATTGAAAGGAAAAATATTCATTACTGCTAAAACAAAATCTGGTAATACAACATAATTTTTTTGATGTTGAAACTGCTCATCTGCGTAATCATGATTACCAGCGGCTGACTCTGTGAATGTCTCATCAGATTTCATGCCTGTAATTTTTGAGTCGGTGATTTTGTGTTTGAGATACATCTTGATAGAACCATCGTAATGATACTGATGAAAGTATTGTAGCGCCTCGTCTATTCTATCATCCATCTGGTCGTCATCGACATTGATTTCAAGAACAGGAGCACCGAGAGCTCTCTTGATATACTCTTTAAATGTTGCTTTGCTATTTGGTGATGCCATAGTAATATTCCTGTCTAATATTACTATTTATGTGAATTCTATTCTTGAAAATAAGTTCTTTGTTGAAGTCTATCTATTTTCTCATCTATTTTGTCAATAGAGTCCATGAGTCTTTCGAAAGTAGCTTCCATACTTTCTCGTGTGACATAATCTTTGGCTATTTCTTCTCTGGTCTTATTAATTAATATATCGATTCTTTTTTGTTCACCTAAGATTGATCTCACCAAAAAACCTAATGGTAAGATTACAATAGTAAGAATTATATTCCAAAGAACTTCGGGGTCAACTGTTATATCCATACAACTATTTAGTAAATAAGATCGCCGTTTTCGTCTATCTCAAACTCTAATTCAGGATTTTTTATGTTTACTCTCTCGACTCCGCCAGACACATCCCAATTAAAAGATATACTATAACGATCTTTATCAGTCAAATTAGGTTCGACCATATGCATCAGACCACTAGGAAATAAGTATAAATCACCAGTTTTTGGTGCTACAGGCCATGACTCCCATATTCTTTGTTGAGATGCTGGAAAGTTTGAAACTATTTTATGGTCTGTATCTATTGCTCTAAAATCTCCTTCATCTCCGTCTGCATGTATGAAGAATACTCCTGAATAGAAACAACCATTATGTAGATGTGGGGCGTTCCAAGCGCCTGGATAGTTTATATTCGCCCATGAGTTATGCAACTCTATCTTTGCTGAATCTTTTTTTATACCAAGAAAAGGAATGAGTTCGTCACGAAACTCTCTTCTTATTTGTCTCATAGCACGAATGAAAACAGGATTTCTTTCTATACCATCAACAGACTGCCAACCATTTCTATTTGATACATTTCTGCCTGTTGGGTCTCTTCTTCTCATTGCATCTATTTCTTCTTTCAATGCAACCATATATTCTGGTGTAATCTCTGAGTTCTTATCTTTACCAAGATATTCTTTTGTTAAAACATATGCAGGAAATAATATTTTAATCATCTTTGTCACCATTATGAAAAGGACATTCAGGTGGCGGTTCGTTTTCTTTAAAAAACTGTCCTTTTTCTTGCCAATATCCCTCTAGACGATATGCACCCATTTTACCGTCTTTCTTCATGTCATCATATTTAGTTCTGCCCATTTCATCCATTGTTGGCAGACCACCGTGTGATGTATGTTGACTTCTATTTTCATGCCAAGACTTTGCATCACCTAGTTGATAAGATGCAACCCATTCTTCCCTTTTAAAAGGTATGACTTGAACTAGTGGTGTTCCTGCTGGTATCGTAAATGAATGTTCTACTTTAGGATAAAATATGATTTGTGCATTATCGTAATTTACATTGAATGTATCTGTATCGATTATACCATGCCATGTAGAAAAAAATTTGTTTTGATGTAGAAATGGGTCGAGATATAAACAAGAATATCCTGGTGGTGTTTTAATATTCCATGCACTTCTCATCTTAAAAGCATCTCTCACTGGATTATCACCACCTAGATATTCGAATGCATTATCTACTTGATCTGATGGATGTGACGGTGAATTGTATCCATGATTTTGTTCATCTTGTGTCAAATAGTTTGTGCTATTTTTTCCTGCTTCTCTATCATGACCAACTAATACTCTCATGTCTCTATTCGATACGATATACCAACCTGATTTTGTCCAGTCATGCATAGCTGGACATGCACGAATAGTCTGAGTAAACTTGCCTCTGATAGCCTGATTTACTTTCATCTTTTTCCACCAATCAGGCATCATGCTCTTAGCAAGAACAGGTTTGAAGTCTCTTAGACTATCTTCATTAAATGTTATGAAATCTATCGTTGGCATTGTAAAAATCTTCTTTGTCTACTAATTCTACTTCGTCTCCTCTCAATACTATAGATCGTCTATCAGCATATCTGGCACTATCATTTGGTGCATCTGCACCATGTGGTATTCTTCCGTCAAACATAAGCAATCTATTTGGTTTAAACTCTACTTCTGCTATCTGATGATTTAAAATATGTTCGTCTCGACCATCTAAACCTTGTTGATGTTTGTCATAAAATCTTAATGTGCCACCCCAATTTTTATTCCAAAATGTATTGTAATAATACAAGAAAGATAAATTGAAATCATCTCGGTCATCACAATCAGAATGTGTCGTGCCATGTTGACCCATTGTTTGTGAATTGGTGCCCATATATTGAAATCTAACCCATTTAAAACCAAAGTCTGTTTGTATTTTTCTATTAAACCATTGAGCTAAGTAAGTATATTCTTTTGGTGTATCTCTTACTATTTCACCATTTTTACCACCTCTAAAAAAACTAGTTCCCCAAAACTGATGGTGTGGTAAACCAGTTTTACTTGCACCTCTAACTGAATTAGTTTTTGACCAAGTAGGTTGAGTTGATATTTGTTTATCTAAAAAGTGATGCAAAGTTTGTTCTAGATAATCATCTAAAACATAAACTTTATCTAAAGGTAATTTATCAATATGAAAAGGTTTGTCAACCTTAACTATCTCTAAAGATTTCATTAATCAATAAATGCTTGTTGAGGACCAGGTATCGAAGCTGCATAATCATCATATGGTTTTAAAACATCTTCTCTTGTAGACTGTATCTCGTTTGCAACATTCATGTATACATTCCAAACTGCATCGTAATATTCTAATACTCGCCTTGCATCTGATCTTAATGGGTGATTCGAACCCTCTCTACTAGCGGCTAACACATCTAAAATATCTGTAAAACCATAAGACTCACATTGATTAAATACATAATCTTTACACATATTATTTAAGTTTTGTGAGTATTGATTATTGAGATTTACATTCTCAGGTGGTGCAGAATTATCAATGTATGTTTCTATTGCATCAATTTCTGTTTCGTTTAAATTTATTTTTGTTTGGTCATCGAAACACTTATTTTCTTCCCATTTTAGAATCTTGACTTCTATATCATCGTAAACTACGACTTCATATTCGAAACCTAAATCTGGTCTGTCGGTGTTTTCAAACGAATATTCTAAACCATTTGGTTTTCTAATAGTTAGATTTCCGTTTTCATCGTATATAAACATATTCATAATCACTCCATTATAACTTAATTTTTATGTTTGTTCAATAGTTTTTCGTAAATATTTAGGTGTTGTATTTCAGATGTATCCATGTCTTCAATCCAAGGCCCGCCTCTTGTGTAATGAACTGCAAGTGGTCGCCATATCTTATCTGTATATGCATGTCCTTCTGTATAAACAAACCATTCTGGTATTTCAGATATCTTATCTGTCCATTCAAATTGATGTAGATATTTTCCTGTTTCTGTATTCACAATCTCTGGTGTAAGTTTTTTACAGTCTTCATGACCATTATTAAATATCATTAATGAAGACCACAGTTTTTTTGGATAAGAAACATTCTTCTCGCCGTTAAATTTAGTTTCTGCATACTTATCAAAGTCATATTGAATACATGCGACTGCATCATCAGGATTCATAAAGTAAAACATTGGTAATATACTTCCTTCAAAGAGTATATCATCATCTAAGAAGATGCTAAATCCCTCATAGTTCTCTAGATAAGGTATCAAGAATCTACTGTATGTAAATTCAGTTGATTGATTTGCGTAATCTCTAGTATACTCAGGTATCTTTGATATGTCAAGAAACTTAATCTCTGGTCGCCATTTACTCATTGAACCATTGATATCACCGCCACCGAATCCATAGTTTACACCGTGTGCAAGACATTTTTTACATAACTCTGCAAGGTCACTATGTCTAGAATCATAACCAACATATATGTTTATTGGTTTACCTTTACATAATTTTGATACATTTCTATTGAACTCGTAAACACTTTGTCTAAAATTAGTTTGAACAGAAGCCTCACATGATATTTCAACATATCCGTTTGAGTAATTAAAAGAAATATTTTTATGTCCTTTTTTAACAAAGTCATTTTCTTTTACATCTTCGATAAGTTGTTCTAGTGTATATTCAGGTGCATCTATGACATCAAATTCATCCCATATCCACATTGGCAATGTTGGGTCATCGAGTATCTCGAAGACACCCGATCTTACAGAACCTGGATGTATTGCAAGTCTATATTTTTCATTATGACCTTTTGTGACTTTACCTTGAATAGGATTCCAAAGTCCTTCTTTTCTTATACTATCAATCAACCAATGTGCCTTTGCAGAATGATAATAAGAAGAATTTAATGCATCAACTTTTTTGCCTTCGTATTCGTAATCTACTTCTGTAAAATCACAATAATTACCTATGGGTTCGTATTCGTCATTTAGATTTTTAAAGTCCATGCCAGAATGACCTGGTTTAGGATTCTCAGGTTTTTCTGTATATCCGTGTGGTAAAAAGTATTGATAAGTGAATGACTGAGATTGTAATTGATTCCAACCCCACATCTTACCATCTTTGATAAGTTGTGCGACTTCACCCCATGTAGTTTGTTTTAGTTTGATACCAAGATGATCTATCAACCACTTGACAGATATGTATGCATCTTTGTCTTCGTAAGGTTTGTCTAATTCAAAACCACCTAAATGATAATGAAAAAATTTATCTTTAGGTTCGCCTGAAAATACTTCTTTAACTTCTTCTAAGGTTTTTGCTTTCATAATATAGTTTCATAATATTTATCCAGTTATAGGAGTGCCTGGCCACTGATTGCTCAAGTTACCATCCCACCTGATTACAGGTGTTCGACCTTGTCTTGCGTATGTAGACGGACTTCTATGTTGATAGATGACTGGTGTTCGACCTTGTCTTGCATATGTAGACGGACTTCTGTGATTGTAAGTTAACGGCGATCTATGTTGATAAGTCAACGGTGATCTGTGTTGATATGTGCCTGGTTGCCTTGCATCACGAATATTAGGTTCTTGTTGTGAAGATGCGACTTGATAAATCAATGGTTGTCTTGCATCTCTAATATTAGGTTCTTGCTGATTTCTAATAAACGGATTTTGTCTGTTTGCAATGACAGGCTGTTGTTGGTCACGAATATTAGGTTCTTGTTGATTTGATGCAACTTGATATATTAGAGGTTGTCTAGAGTCTCTTATATTAGGTTCTTGTTGATTTCTAATAAACGGATTCTGTCTATTTGCAATAACAGGTTGTTGCTGGTCACGAATGTTTGGTTGTTGACCATTAGATGCAACTTGATAAATCAATGGTTGTCTTGCATCTCTAATATTAGGTTCTTGTTGGTCTCTAATTACAGGTTGTTGGTTGTTTCTGATATTAGGTTCTTGTGCATTTCTAATATTTGGTTCCTGTTGTGATGATGCAACTTGGTATATGAGAGGTTGTCTAGCATCACGAATGTTAGGTTCTTGTTGGTCTCTAATTACAGGTTGTTGATTATTTCTAATAAACGGATTCTGCCTATTTCTAATATTAGGTTCTTGTTGCGAAGATGCAACTTGATATATTAGAGGTTGTCTAGCATCACGAATATTTGGCTCCTGTTGGTCTCTAATCACAGGTTGTTGATTATTTCTTTCAAACGGATTTTGTCTGTCTCTAATATTAGGTTCCTGTTGAGAAGATGCAACTTGATATATCAGTGGTTGTCTTGCATCTCTGATATTAGGTTCTTGTTGATTTCTAATATTTGGCTCTTGTTGATTTCTCTCATGAGGATTCTGTCTATTTCTAATATTCGGTTCTTGTTGTGAAGATGCGACCTGATAAATTAATGGTTGCCTTGCATCACGAATGTTAGGTTCTTGTTGAGACCTGATATTAGGTTCTTGCTGGTTTCTTTCGAAAGGATTTTGTCTGTTTCTAATATTTGGTTCTTGTTGTGATGATGCAACTTGGTATATTAATGGTTGTCTCGCATCTCTAATATTAGGTTGTTGGTTACTTGCAATCAAAGGTTGTTGAGCATTTTTAATTGTCGGTTGTTGATTATCTCTAATATTAGGTTCTTGAGCAGATACAGGGTTTCTGTAAGTAAACGGTGACCTATGATTATATGTAAATGGATTTTGATACCCTACAGGATTCCTATATGTAAACG